AAAAGAGCTTATTTGTGTTTCCAATAATTCTATCTTCTTCTCTAATAATTTATTTTTTTCTTCGAGTTTTTCATTATTATTCACTATTGGTAATGGTGGAATTTCTTGTTTATTTATACTACCTTGTTTTAATTGAGAATTCTGTAATTCTAACAATTTGATTTTTTGATTTAATAAACTTACTACATCATCTCCAAAATTGTTTATTGTACTATTTATTGTTGATTTTTGTTTCATTTCTTTAAGTTCTGTATTCGTTTTTGTTAAATCAGATACCTTATATTCTAATTGATTTATTGTTGTCTGCATATTTCTTACTTGTTCATCCTTTTGACGTAGTACATGTATTATTTCTTCCATACCTAATGCTTTCTTCTCACCGTTTGGTCCTTCAGCTATAATCTGTGGTTGATTTCCTTGTCTATTTTTCATCATCTTTTCCTGTTCTTCTTTCATCATTTTCTCTCTTTGGATTCGTATTTCTTCTGTCTGCTTTAACACATCTGGTTTGTGCTTTGGAAGGCCTGGTTCATAATTTTTTAATAAACTATGAATACGATTTTGAAAGAAATCTCTTATTTCTCCCTCTTTTACAAGATCTTTTACACTCCATACTGAATCTTTAACAACTTGGGGATTAGGATTTTCTAATAACTTTTTCTTATCAAACGTATTATGGTCATGTGAAAATACCAATATCGTTTTTTTGGGGTCTAATTGAACAAATGGTACTGTATAATCTTTTAAAAACTTTTTCTCTTCTGCTAACGCAGCATCGTCATCATATGTATTTCCATCCTTTAACAATTCACGTTTAAAAGCAAAAGTACCAGCTGTTGCATGATTTGGAGCATAAGGTCCAAATTGAATCACCTTGTTTATATGTTTAAAATATACATATATTTCACTTGAACCTGCACATAATGCTTTCTTATTGGAATTTAACGTTTCTACTGCATGACTTACTCTATCTGAAGGATAATAATCATCATCATCCATATATACTAAAATACTACCCACACTCTTCTCATGCATTAAATTCCTTTTTTTACCTAGTTGCATTTTCTCATCATACTTAAAATATTTTATGTTTGGGATTCTTTCTTGAGCCTCCTTTATTAAATCCTCTATTGGATCTGTACCATCATCTATTATTACCCATTCCATTTTTTCCTTTGGAAAATCTTGATTTTCATACATCTTTATCATCATAGGTACAAATGGTCTTCTATTGAATGTTGGTGTACATACACTTACCAATATTTTTTTTGAAGAGGCATTCGAAGATGTCTTCTTTTTATTATTGGTTTTCTTTCCCATACAAATATAATAATTTATATGTTTAAACTATTATATTATTAATTAATTATATATATTATACGTATTTAATTTATATTTATTTCTTCTTTTGATGAATATCCAAAAAAATTTGCTCCAAGATGTAATATTAGCACTAGTACTGCTGCTATTGTTGCACCAAACCCTAAGTTTCTCCATGCAATTAATCCTCCAATCAATAACCAAAACGATGCTATACCCATACTATGTTTTTTCAAAATCTGCCATATTTGATTAAATTTACCATCTTTATTAAAATAATTTTTGTCTCCCTTTGCTGCAAATACTATTACCCAATATAACATCGCCAAAAATATATATCCAGGTACTGTTGCAAACATTAAACACGATCCTATTAATAATAATATATTATTAGGGAAAATAAAAAATTTGAAAAATTTTAACCAAAATGCTGGACTAAAAAATGATTCATTTCCATTTCCTGTCCACCATCCCATCGGCATCCCAGCTTTTGACGTAAAGAAAAAGTGTTTTATATTTAATAATCCATAACCCAAGATTAATAATATTGCTATTACTGGTGAAGTAAATATTGCTATTCCAGAAATTACTGATGATACCATTAAACCAAAAAATCCTAATCCCTTTTTAGGTATTTCATCAGTATAATTATCTCTTAATAACATTATCATTCTCATTAATAAATAATTTCCACTCGAAAATACATCCTTTAATGTTTCTTGAAACCAATCTATTATTTCGGGAAATACCGTCCAAAATCTCTCCATTCCCTTTGCATTATACACACTACTTGAAGTATATGGTACATCATCTATATTTACTCCTTTAAAATCTGTTGATTTATAACTTTGATAACCATATATTAATGTATGAAAACTAGCACCACACCAAAAAAATATTATTACTATTACTGTCATGTAAATTAACTCCTTTATAAAGTCCTTAAAACCTACATTTAGTGGTTTTGGTGGTTTAAATAGATTAAGTAATTCTGTATTTTTTGATTGTTTTTCTATTTCTGACATATAATATATAATTACATTATATTCTAAAAATAATACACAATAATATAATATATCTCTCTATATCATATAATGCACACTATTATTTCGATTGATGACATTACAAAAGACAATATTGACAGAATATTTAATTTAGCTACAAAGTATAAAGTTATTAATAAAAATAGCAGAATAAGACCAAACCAAAAAATTAATAATACGCTAAAACCTTTTAATATTGGCCTTATGTTCTTTGAACCGTCTACTAGAACATTCTGCTCGTTTCAATCTGCTATTAATAGATGTGGAGGTAATTTTATTACATATATACATGAAAATTCCAGTTGTAAAAAAGGCGAATCTCTTAGAGATACTATTAAAACTATGGAAGCATACTGTGATTTACTAATTATTCGTCATCCTGATAAAAATATTTTTTATAATATCAAAGAATTTACAAATATTCCTTTAATTAATGCTGGTAATGGTTCAGAAGAAGACCCAACACAAGCTTTATTGGATTTATATACTATTCACACACATTTTGACAGAAAATTATCTTCTATTTTATTTGTAGGTGACTTAAAAAATAGCAGATGTGTTTATTCATTAATTAAATTATTAACACGTTTTTATAATAATACTCTTAAAATCTTTTTACTTGAATTAAATGGTCTTGAATTTGACGAAACCTTATTGAAATCTGATAATATAAAGCATGTTAATCGTTATGAAGATTGTATTTCATTTGTTGATGTTGTATATATGACTAGAATACAAAATGAAAGATTAGATGAATCTAATTATGCATTAATTGAACAATATAAATCTATTACTATGACACCAGAAATAATGAAAAAAATGAAAAATATTTCTATTGTATTACATCCACTACCTAGAAATCATGAAATAAACCCTATATGTGATAATGACCAACGATCTAAATATTTTCAAAATGTAGAAAATGGAGTCTATGTTCGAATGGGAATATTAAACTACTGTATTAATACTTTTGAATACTCCTGAAATTGTTATTTTACTTGGTATTTTGTATTAACTGTTGATTTACGCTTGGTTTACAATTGTTTCAAAGTTCTTTTGTTTTGTTTCCATTATATCCTTATAGATGTTATAATTAAATGCCTTTATTGTACAATCATCATTACATAATTCATTTATTACATTAATAATATGGTCTTCCAAACGTCTTGATATTACCTCTTTACCTAACGGATAATTTATATTATAATCTTTCACATTTTGTTGTTTTATAAATTCTTCTGTAAATTTTACTAACTGGTTTATTTGTATAAATTCATCAATATACTTGTTAAGTACTTTATTTGTAAATATATCCTTATAATCTTGTTCAATTGGAATATATTTTTCTTGATATGGTTTACCGTTTTCAATATCTGACTTATATATAATGTCATAAATTAACTTATGGAATATAAAACCAGCTATATTCAACGAAATATAATCTGTAACAAAACCATTTATATTTTTTACTTTAATTCTATTTTTTTTTATATATTTTGTAATTGTTGAAGATATTTGTGATATTGTTTGATCATTTAGTTTAATAGCTATCTTATTATATATATTATCTCCCCATGATATTTTAAATAACATCTCGGACAAGTAACACGATACGCCATGAGCTATGTCAAACCCATGATATGTCTTATCAAAACAAAATATGCAACAAATTTGTCCCATTTTAACTATAGTTTAAAATATTTAAATACTCGCATATTGAATCAATTTTTTTAATTAGTCCATAAATAAAATATTATTATTTTATATATGAATAAATTTACTATAAAAACGTTAATATTTTTGTTTGTTATATTTATAATACTTTTAGCATTATCGGTATATATTACACCACTTTTAGAAACCATAACTAGTCAAATTAGCGTTGATATTAGTGGTCAAACGTATAATGGTACCATATCAAATGTACAACAATATGAAATTGATATATCGGGTGTTACACATACTGGTATTTTTGATATTTCAGGTAATAACGTATTTGGACAACAACAACCCCCAATTGTTAACCAAAATTTTGTTATGACTGGTACTAGTGGTGGTTATGGATTATCATCATTCGGTGGTAGTTTAAATGATATTTATATGCCAGGAGGTACTGCTGGTAGTGGTGGTCATCATACTTCACCATTAGACTTTTTAATGAATTTTGATCCATCTTCTGGTATGTATACTGATATTTCATATAATGCTGGTTCTATGCTTCCAACATCAAATGATGTTTCTCAGACAAATTTTGGTGTTCCAGAAGCAGAAGAGTCTCAATTAGGTGTTTTAGGTGTTGACTACTATAAGTGTATGGAAGGTGATCACGTACCAGATCTACAAAACGTAGAACCTATTGGAACTTATTTTTATATTCGTAATTATGGCAGAGAAACTGATGATACAAGAGATGATTACTTTCCAACCTGTCGTCAAATGGTTGCACCATGTGCTCAATTTGATGATCTACAAACAGGTTTAGGAAGTGAATCAAGATGTTTAGCATTTAAAAGTGCTGCAGGAAGACAACTTTGTTCATTTACGCCTGCTGTTGTACGAACACAAACTAAAAGTGATGGTACTACAGAACAGATTGTTGATAATCCTAGTACATGTAGGCAAATTGACAATCTTGACCCCCCATATTTAGTAGATGCTCCTAATGATTCTACAGATAGTACCCAAACGACTTCTGCTGGCTCTACTACTACGTAAAAAATATATTATAATTTATTAAAATTATATAATATATTTTATCTGGCAAAAGCTAATGAAGCATTACCACTTGAAAATATAACTATATTATATCTTTCTTCGTGTAAGTACATATCATATGTATAGGCATATGTTCTCCAATTTGGATTATTTACACCAATTTGGTTTCCTTCAGCGTCACAAATTACTGAAAATTGTGCTTGTTCATCTAATGTTGGTGTTAATGTATTAAATTCTAGTTCTATATTTTTAAACTTACTTAAATTAATTGCACCCGATGGCTGTGTATCGTATGGACTATTATCTAAACAAAAATTATAACAATATATACCATCTATTGCATTTGCTCGTGTTCTTGCAAATTTTTCAATATAATCATATACACCTATAGGTAAAACATTCTCTCTGTATTTACCATCTAACATTATTCCAAAATCTAATAAAATATTTTTTTCATTTGCTGGATTGTAATCACCTGTAATCATCCAAGGAGTTGGACGTCCGTCTGGATTTATACCTGGACCGAAACCATCTTGATGATGAGATTCAAATTCAATAAATGATACACCATCTCCTACAAAATCACTTAAAAAGTTATTATATTTCCACGTTCCATTTGGAGGTGCTTGTTGTAACCCGTACGGTGTATAATTATATGGCCAATTTGTATAGTTACTCCATTCATTTCTCAAATAAGCATCATTTCTTCTAAAATACCACATCCATGCTGATATCATACCGAGAGAATCTAGTTTTACCTTCTTACTTCCTACTATATTTAAAAAGTTAAAATCACGTACATCTTTTATTAAATATCGTTGTTCATTTAAAGCGAATACTTTTACTTCTTCATCTGATAAAAATGCATATGTTGATACTAAATGAATATCTGCATTCCATGTATCGTTTTGTATACCATAAGAATATTCATTTATGTCTACAGCTGGAGGTGTTTGTAAGAAACGATACATTTGAAATAATCCTGATGCGGCATTAAATCTTGGTTGTATATAAGGAAAAGAATTGTCTTGGTCTGTTACATCTCTTACTCTGAACAATTCATATAAAGGCCTCATTCTAACTGTTATTGTTAATTCATTATACTGCATAGCAACTAATGGAAAAGCCATTTTCGGATTCATAGAAAACCATGATAGAATTGGAATATATATTCTTCGCCCTTTAATTGATGGTTCTGCCCCATTTTGATTTTCACTAAAATATGCGGTTGGATATGTATTAATTCGTCCATTCGCATTTCCTGGATCATATAATTCAGGTACATTACCTGTCATTTTATTATACAAATCTTTTTTGTCAGCACTAAAATCTCTTTCGACTAGACATTTCATGTATGATCCCGATAATTTCTGTAATATTTGACCACCTACACTTATCTCAACTTCTCTTATCATTTCGGCACCTAGATTTTCTATCCATCGAAATTCATATGGTGCCCAAATGTGTTCTCTTTCTTGAGGAGGATAAATTGGACTCCATATATGTGGTAATGACACTACTACATATGTATCCATCAATAAATCCGCATATCTTGGGATACGAAATTTAAATTCTGAATCTTCTAACATACGTAAACTTCTAGAACCATTCATATCAATTCTAAATTTTTGTAATCCAAAGTTTGTATGCTTGGCATATGTTGTTTTAAAAAATGTTTTTGTTGGGTTACCTGTTAAATATACATTTTGGTTTCCTTCTGATATTAAATTTAATAAACCTCCTGGCATAATAATATATAATTAGAGTTTTTTAATAATTAATTAAAATAATATATCATAATTAATTATGACATACTCTCAAATATTTAAATATGACATATCCTTAAATATTATATATGATTTTTTAGATAATATATGTGAAATTAAGGATAATGAATATATATTAAAAAATACATCGTATAAAAAAGGTGTAATGTTAAATTATATTGACCCATTTTGTAAAAAAGTAGAACCTTATTATTATGTTTCAAAAAAACATTATGTTACAAAAAAGATAAATTATAAATCTTTAGCATCTATTATTAGACAATTATGTAAATTTAAAAATGTTGGTATTCGATCGCAAATAACATATAATAAATCAACTTATGAAATTATATATTACATTCAAATTATTGATACTAATACTGATACTAATACTGATACTAATACTGATACTAATACTGATACTAATATTGATTGATTGGGTTCTACTATTTTAGGTCTTTTCGGGAAAAATTGGTCTCTACAACCAAGTACTAGATATTTAATTATTCTTTATGATAGTGATTGATTGAAATATTTTGAGACTACCATATCACTATCTAGAATTTCTTTTTCGCTCAATCGAGCAAACCATTGATATTTTTGTCGAAGTAATACTTCACTACTAGGTATATATACACCATATCCAGCTGTTGGTAAATATTCATTATCACTTGCAAATAATTCTTCTAAACCGAGTGGTTTATCATTTGTTAATTTTGTACCAATCTTTCTACCTGATACAACTGTTATCTTATCATTATTACGTAATCTCAGAATATACCATGCATTTAAATTGTCCATAACCAAAGGTTGGGCTGATTGGTCACTTGATATTAACTTTTCTAGATATTTTATAGATTCAAATACAATTGGATTCTCTTTATCAGCACCCATAAATTTAGTATTTGGACTGTGTGTTAATACATCAGATGATTTTGATCTATTTAACATTTCACACATAAACAAGTTTTCTTTTTTTGTACCATCTTCATACATATTCTTTAAATTTTTCAAACAAATAAAGCTTGGTGGTACTATCATTCCACCATAATTATACAATAAATTCATCATTCCTAATTCTCTAATGTATCCTGCGATTGGTTCCCCTACTTTTGTAATGTCCAAATTCCAACCAGGTAATAAATTCTCAAAAGTTTCATCATCTATTATACATATATGAAATGATTTTCCACATTTTTCTATTAATGTTTTTATTGTTAGATTTAAATATGGTTGATTTAAATTTAATGTTAATCTTGAACCAAAGCTATCCCATTCACGAGCATTTTTTGAATAAGGTATATGAATCCATATAATGGGTTTTTTTAAATTAGCTAAAGATGAGTCATTTAGTATATATTTTTTTATTAACTCATAGTTATCTTTTGATAACTTACGTTTTTCACTTTCTTGATATCTGTTATATAACATCCCTGTCCCTATTACTACTGCTAATGTTATTAAATACTTGCTATAATCGATTTTCATTATATATATTTACTTATATTTTAATAAACTAAATTTACTCATAAATTCTTGGTTTTTTTTCTGAGAACGTTCTACTTCATTCGCCAACTCCCATCCTATATGTGTTGCCTCTTGTTCCTCCATTTTTCGTCTATTTAATATATATTTATTTTGTTGATTTTTTAAATTATCATCCACTACTACTTCATTATTTTTTCGATACTGTTCTAATTCAAAAGTATTTTTAAAGCTTTTCCGATTTGTATAATCTTCATCTGTTACTGGTATAAGTGTATTTTCGTAAGCATTTTTTAAATCTTGATAACTATTTTTACTAAATAATTCATTATTACCATAATCATTCATTTTATTTGATAATGATGAACTATTTACTGATATATTCGCATATGTTTCTTCTATATCATTATATATTGTTAATTCTCTATTTTTCTTCTTTGCTTCTTGTAGTATTTTTTCCTTCTCTTGTTTTGTTTTTGATACTCTTATATTTTTTGATAATTCTGTTTCGTCCCCTTTCAACCATTCTGAATACCCTTCTTCTTTTTTATCATTATTTAAATCTTCAAATATATTATTGAACCACTCATTAAACTCTTTATTTCTCTTCTTTTCGTCATATTTTATTTCTACCTGGTTATAATTTGTTATTAAATCTGAATACGATATATCTAAACTTTGGGCTGTTTTTTTTCTAAATGTGAATACTTCATATAATTTTTTATATGCTTTGCTATAGAACAAAAAATATTCTTTGGATAATTTGCTTTTATCTGGATGTGTCATTAACGTTATTTTTTTTGCTCGTTTCAAGTCATTTTCATCAAAGTTTATGTCTATATTGAATAAATTTAATATGTCTTTCAAGTTGTAATGTTCTATATTTAAATCTACATTCATTATTATATTCTATAATATAAAAAATTATCCTTGTAATATTTTATTACATTCATTAAAAAACTCAATTACTTTTTTTGAGTCACCTGTGTTACATACAAAACTTGGATAAATACCTTCATCCTCCTGTGTATAACATAATAAACCAGGAACACCCACTAATACTTTAAACCTTTTGTACATAGCAAATATATCCAAACTCTCATCTATATCTATTGATATACACAAACAATTATTATTGCTTTTATTGAAATATTCTTTTACAATTGGGTCGATTCTCTTACAAGGACCACACCATTCAGCGCCTAATTTTATTATAATTATACCAGGATTGTTTTCTAAAACATCTTGCAGCTCTTGTCTTGATTTTAGAGTATTACTCAATTGAACCATTATTATTATAAAATAAAATATTTTTAAATATATATGAAAAAATATTTTATATACCTATTATTTATTGTTATTTTATCAACATTAATATATCCATATATGTATACTGATAAACAACGAAAACTTTTCAACGTATTAGAATCATACGATTTAAATACTAAATGGCTACCTGGTTATAATGTTGATTGTGAATCTGGAGATATTATGCCACCCAAATCTACATGGGTAAAAACTAGTCATTGCTCTTGTTTTACATACAGATTTTGTAATGATATGAATGTTAAAATGATTGGTACTAGGGAAGGATTTAACCAAAAAGGGTTGGCTACAAATCAATTAAAGTGGTTAAAAACAGACGAAGCTAAACAAAATGGCTGGGAAAGAATTCATGAATCTATACCTCAAGCTTATGTTACTGCAAATAATGAAGCATCTAAGGGAAATGTTGTGTTAGTTGGTGTTGAAGATGATGATAAACTATTTGGACATGTATCTATTGTTAGACCATCGAATCGTTCTAATTATTTAATTATGAGAGATGGTCCTGATACTATTGCATCATCTAAGATTAACTCTAATGCTATTACATTAAAGGAAGATTTCCTATTCAATAGAAATGAATTGGAACAATACGAGAATCGAATTCAATTATATGTAAACAAAAGGTAATATATTACTTATTATGGTTTTATTTTTATTAATTTTTTGATAAAAATAAAAATATGCTTTGACAAAAAAAATGGATGTTTTTTGGGCTAGCATTTTTGAAAAATGACATTTTTCGGATGTTTTTTTTGTTAGCCCTCAAATTTTTGACATTTTTTATGGTAACAATAAAAAAAATGTATATTAGATTGATTATGGTCTTAAAAATATTTTTATATTATAAAATCAAAATTATGGTTTGACAAAAAAATGGATGTTTTTTTGGGTAGCATTTTTGAAAAATGACATTTTTTTCGATGGATCAAAAAAATGCTAACTAATGCTAACTTTTATCAAAAATCGGGCTTACTGAGATTTTTTTCCGTTTTTTTCTCGATAATTTCAAACGCATAATTGGTTTGATGTAATTTTTTTACCGTTTTTACATCACACTAACTCAATTGATGTAAATACGATGCTAACCAAAATTACATCAAAAAACATCGCATGATTTATCATAAGATGTTTGTAATGTTGCGTGATGGTTTTGTGACGATGTTTTTGCTAAAAAAATGTGCAAAAAAAATGTGCAAAAATTTTGATGTAAAAAATGGCCAAAATGCTAACTTTTTGCAATTTTTGGGATTTTTTATAAAAAGGTGTTTTTGCTAGAGAATGCTCTTATTTTTGATTTTATTTTTTTAATTCTGTTACTGAGAAAATTTTTTTGTTGGATTCTATTTTAAGATTTTCATTTTGCACAATTATTTTTTGTGCATTTTTGAAATCCTAGAAAACTTTTCTCACGAATTTTTTTCTGACCATAAAAAAATAATTTTCACAGAAAAAATAATTGTGAGCATATTTATGAAATAAATTTGAAAAGTCTAAAAACAGGGTTTTTTTGTAAAAAACTTAAAAAAAATGTATATAATGTATATATGCTAACCGATGCTAACAAAAAAACATCAAAAAACATCGAAAAATTTTATTGTGAAAAATGTGACTTTAAATGTAGTAAAAAAGGAGACTATAGTAGACATTTAACCACACGAAAACATATAAAGCTAACAGATGCTAATTTTGATGCTAATTTTACGAAAAAAAAGCTAACTTCAAAAACTGAAAACGACGATTTGAATAAATTTGTATGTGAATGTGGTTCTTCGTTCTCTCATAAATCGAGTTTATCTCGACATAAAAAGATATGTTTAGACATAACTCCTATACCAGTAACAACAACTGAATCCAAACCAACAAACGATATTATCTCAGTGGATCAATTTGTTGATGTTGTGAATAAATGTGTAAAACTTTCGGAGGATAATCAGGCTTTAACAAAAAAAGTTATTGAATTGGCCGAAAAACCAAATGTGGTAAATAATACTCAAAATGTAAATACTGTATTTAATTTAAATGTGTTTTTGAATGAAAACTGTAAAGATGCTTTAAATTTAACAGATTTTGTTAAAAATTTAAAACTACAACTAGAGGATTTAGAAAATATGGGAAAGTTAGGTTTTGTAGATGGTATGTCTAATATAATTATAAAAGGTTTAGAAGAGTTAGATATAGAAAAAAGACCAATACATTGTACAGATTCACGTAGAGATGTATTGTATATAAAAGAGAATGATACTTGGGAAAAAGATAAATCTGTTACTACTGAAAAAATATCAAGTGCGATGGAAGATATAAAAAAGAAAAATGTTGTGCAGATGAAAGAATGGGTAGAAAAATATCCTGCAGCAAAAAATGGGGGGAGTCAGAAGGGTGATGAGTATCATAAAATTGTATCAAATATGTTTGGTTGTAATGGTGACCCTGATAAAAATACAAAAAAAATTATAAAAAATATAGCGAGACATACTTCTATCAACAAAGGAAGTGGTAAAGAAATAAAGTAATGTCGACATATCGACATTATTGTTCATTTATATGATCTTTTTTATTTGTACAAAAACAATAAAAATAATGATAATACCATTTTGTAGTTCTTTTTTGTGGTTCAATTAAATTTTCAAGGTTAGATACCATTCTATTTTTACCGTAAGACCAATTTGTCCAGTCCATTAAATATTATAAAGAATATTTTTTATAATATTTTATTAACTATTAATTCTACAAAACACTAACTATAATAATATTTTATTAATAGTTACTAATTTACGATTTGTTCTAGTTTGTGTATAGAAATTTCTGGTAGTTCCAAGTGAGATTCCCAAAAATATTTACAATATGCATATTTAAATTCAAAATTTTCGGGATACCATTCATCGATATATTGATGTAATTTATTAGTTGTATCTTTTTCAAGTAAATTATGAGAACTTCTAGGTAAAACATATGCTAATTGTGTTTTAGCAGTAACAGGGTTAGGTGTTTGATATTTAATAAAATCTGTGTCGAAATATGGGATATATTTAATCAAATCTTCAAGAAGGGGAGCATAATTATAATTATATTTCCATCGCCAATTATAACAGCCACTACTATAATATTTAAATGTCCATTCTAATGCTTCAATATAATTATGACATATTTGTTGTCTTCTTGTATCGTCAATATCAACATTAAATAATGTTTTATAATAACGTTTTTGCCAACCAGGTTCAAATGGGTTAATATATTTTTCGTGTACTCGGTCAAACGTAGGTATAGACATAAATTTATTTTCTTTTTCTTCACCAGTATTAGTTGGAAAGAAACGTTTTTCACCCTTGTCTCGTTTAATATGTTCATTTTTCAAATAATTTTCTTCATTATTAGCTAATTTATAAATAATTTTACGTACATTTTTCCATGATATAGTTTTCCCATCAGTTAAATTTTCGTCAGTATTACCTAATGTATTTCTATAAACATCAAGTAATATATCAATACCGTTGGTTCGAATATTAATAGACGGGAAATGCGGCATGAAATCATTACCTAGAAGAAAACAAAGGAAAATATAATCATAAATTCTTCTTTTTTGTTGTTCTCCAGATACTTCTTTGTTATTGTTCATATCGAGTGTAATTTGGTTGGATAAAAGAGGGATGTCGATCATATATAATTTATTAGGATTAAGAGAAGAATCTAATGATCTAATAAATTCGGGTGTTTCTCTGAAGAGATAAATTTGGTTTGTGATAGGTAGATGATTAATACTTAACATAATAAGATCTGCATCTAGACCATAAATAATAGTATTATATCCCACATGTTTTTCAGGATAATTTCTAATAAAGTCAAAAATTTTATGTTCTCCTTCTCCTGGTTCAAAAAAATTTACAATAATTTTACGGTTATATTTAAATTCGTTTATAATACTGACACCTAATGTAGTCATAAATTCGGTACCAGGTGTAATAGCGTTTGTATTCCAATAATTGTTTGGTTTATTATGGATAGTAGAATTGATTGAACTTAAAAATTGACTTCTAGTTCGTCTAGTTCGTTGTTGTTCTAATTTAGCTACAGGTGCAACACCATCAAATGCTAATATAATATTATTTTTAGGATTAATATTGGTTATATAGTGTTTTATTTTAGTAATAACACTTTTAATAATATTTTTAGGTACATTATTAGTTTTATCGTCAAGACTATGGAAAGCATCATAAATAATAGAATTACAATCCATATATAAATTATCGACATGTGATAATGTTTCAATCTGTTTTATGATTTGTTTATGGTTTTTAATAATGTATGAAAAATAAGCAGGAATTCCCATATATTGTTTTCGAATATGTTTTTAATAGGTTTTCTAATATGGATAAATAAACAAAATATTTTAGAATAATATAATATGAATCAAAGTGAATTATTATCTAAAAATAATGATGAATTGTACGACGTGATACTACAAAAAATAATATTTTACGAAGACGTAGTAAAGAAGACATATATGTCGTTGACTAATAACAAACGAATGAACTTGATTGGTTCTAATGAAATTAATTATAGTATAAATGAATTAAATGTATTGATTGATCAACTTCGATTAATAGAATGTCATGTAAAGGACAAGACGATGGAAGTAGATGATTTAATAAATGATCTTCAGACATTAAATAATAAATTATCTGATATAATAAAACTTCATGGGACTGATAGTTTAGAACATTTAATAAATATATGTTTTGGGAATGATTATTTCGAAAAAAATATAAAAAATGAGAATGATAAGTCTAAGTATGAAATACTTGTAAATTATACACATCCTTTAAGTTATAAGGTAATAAATAATACAAAAAGTAAACAGATATTAAAAAATGAAGGAAGTGAAGGAAAGGAGGATAAAGAAGATAAAGAAGATAATGAAGATAGTCCAATACTAGAGGATATATATGTGTCAAAAAGTAAATGTAATTTATATTGTTATCAGAACAGAACAGATAATGATAATTATAATATAAAATTGAATACGATGAAAATGTTGATATTAAACAATAATAATGATACTTCTTTAGTAATAACTGTATATGTAGATAATATTATGGTAGAATATTTATTGAGTAACCAGTATATGTATGATATATATTATGGAATAAAAGATAATTTAAATACAGAAGATGTAAATATATCCCAAAGATTATTTGATACTTTTTACAAATCACTAATGTTGAAAGATTTTTTGGTATATTCAAAAAAGGATATTTTTGAATTATATGAGAGTTATATGAATGCATTAAAAATTTTTAGAAACAGACCATTATCGAAAATTATATCAGATTTTATGAAGTCAGAATTAGTTGCTAAACGTAAAATTCTTATACAGTTATTATTAAATGAAAATGATACAGAATTTCAATATCTAGCTTATTTATTATATGATACAATATCAAATGATGATAAAAATAAACCAGATACACATGAACAAACGTCATTATTTGACAGTTTACCATGGATAATTAAACAAAACTTTAAATGTGCTATGAAAAAAACAGTAGAATATACACATAACTTATTAAATACTGAGGATGCATTAAATAAAGTACCTATGGAACAAAGAATATGTTTATTAAGAGTAAATGATAGCGTTAAAGAAAAGGCGATGATGAAATTAAAAGAAATAAAATCGAAATCTGATGACTCAACATCTAAAGCAAGGCAATGGTTAGAAGGTTTATTAAAAATACCATTTAATATTTATAAAAATGAGCCAATATTTAACATATTGAAGAATAATATACACATTTTTCAAAATTTTGTAGAAACAAATAGTGAATTGTTAAAAAAATATAATATAGATAAAAATAATTCGTATAATAATATTCAAGTACAGATATTAACAAAACAAATATTTGATACGATTGGAATATATGATATTGATGTTCAAATAAATAAAATAATGGAAAAGATAATAAAATTAAAAAAGACAAAATTTTCCGAATTAATAGAATATATTTTGAGTATGTCTGATATAATAGACGAAAAATGTATAAAAGAATTTATGAATTATAAGAAGTTAGAATTAAAGAAGAAAGGTTTTAATGAAATATTGAAAAAATATTCATATACATCATTAATACAAAATTTAATAACGTATTTTGATATATTAAAAAGTGATGATATGATAGTATATAATAGTTTAAATGATATTATGATTAATAATAGATTGGTAAATAAATATATGAAGGATTGCAAAGAGATACTAGATACGTGTATATATGGTCACACGGATGCTAAACGACAAATAGAGAGAATAGTTGGTCAGTGGTTAAATGGTAAGAATAGTGGTTATTGTCTTGGTTTTGAAGGTCCACCTGGAACAGGGAAAACAAGTTTAGCAAAAAAAGGATTAGCGAATTGTTTGAAAGATGAAAATGGGGTATCGAGACCGTTTTCATTTATAGCGATTGGAGGTACAAGTAATGGTAGTACTTTAGAGGGACATAATTATACATATGTAGGTTCACAGTGGGGAAAAATTGTTGATATATTAATGGATACGAAATGCATGAATCCTATTATATTTATAGATGAGATAGATAAAGTAAGTAGAACAGAAAGTGGTAAAGAGATCATAAGTATATTAACACATTTAATAGATACAACACAAAATGATGTAATACAGGATAAGTATTTTTCGGGTGTTGATTTAGATTTATCGAAGGTTCTTTTTGTGTTTTCTTATAATGATGTGAATTTGATTGATAAGATATTATTGGATAGAATACATAGAATAAAATTTGATCATTTAAATTTGGATGATAAAATAGTAATATGTAATAATTATTTATTACCTGAATTATATGAACGTGTTGGACAAACAGGTAATATAGTATTTTCAAATGAAATATTAGAATTTATAATAGAAGAATATACATGTGAACCAGGAGTAAGAAAGCTGAAAGAAATATTATTTGAAATAATAGGAGAGGTAAATTTAGATATATTAACTAATAGTTTGGTAGATATACAGTTTCCAGTAGAAATAACAGAAGATGATATTAAAAATAAATACTTAAAGAATCGAAATTGTTTGAAAGAGAAAAAAATACATAATGAAAGTAAATGTGGCATAATAAATGGATTATGGGCAAATTCATTAGGAAAAGGGGGTATAATTCAAATAGAATCTACTTTTATACCGACACCAGGATTTTTAGATTTAAAGCTCACAGGGCAACAAGGAGATGTAATGAAGGAAAGTATGGAAGTAGCTAAATCTTTAGCATGGAAATTAACGAAGCAAGAGAGACAAGAGGGATTGGTAAAAGAATATGAAAAGGTAAAAACAAAAGGGATACATATACATTGCCCAGAAGGCGCAACACCAAAGGATGGTCCATCAGCAGGAACGGCAATAACGACATGTTTGTACAGTTTAATTAATAATGTAAAAATAAAGAATGATATAGCAATTACTGGTGAAATTAATATGCAGGGGAATGTTACGGCAATAGGAGGATTAGATTTAAAAATATTAGGAGGGATAAAGGCAGGTGTAAAGACATTTTTATATCCAAAGGAAAATGAGGTTGATTTTAAAAAGTTTAATGAAAAGTATGGTCATAAAGATATAGTTAGTAATATAGTATTTCATGCGATAGAGACAATAGATGAAGCATTATTGTATTCTTTGGAAAATATGAATGAATTATAATATATATAATTAATATAGATATGGCGATGCAATTTAATATAGAAAATTTTGTGGAATTTATGGCTGCTATATCTTCTTTATTTATAGGTACATTTTTTATATTAGTATCAATATTTAATCAAGATATAAAAGCATTCATTTATTTAGCAGGAGCATTTTTTACATATGTATTATCAGGATTAATATTTACTCCATTTTTAAAAGGGTTAATACCAGATATAACACAGAGATCATTTGTTTGTGATATAGTAAAATTTCCTTTTGCTGAGTCAGTAAGTGAACCTGCATTAAATTCTTTATTTATAGGATTTACTGCATCTTATTTAGGAGCACCTATGTTATTATATGACCAAATGAATTATGCATTAATGATATTTTTCTTTGTGCTATTGTTCTTTGATGGGTTCTATAGAGCAAAATATAAGTGTAATTCGATGTTAGGTATAATATTTGGTACATTAATTGGTATTGCTGGTGGAGTAGGATGGTTTTATCTATTGTATTCACAAGGTTATGAAAGTATGTTATATTTTGGTGAGACACTAAGTAATAATGCTATTTGTACAAAACCTTCTGCACAGAAATTTAGATGTGATGTATACAAAAATGGACAGTTAATAACATAAATTAACAATTAATTAATAATTTTTTAAATAATTATTAATTAATTTTATATATTAAATCGATGTATATTTTGTTTCATAAATACTTTGAAAGTATTTGTAAACTGTAAACGATTATATGATTCTGACATAAATTGAAAATTACCACGAGAACTTTTATTGAATGAGTCAAAAAATTTATTTAACACTTCATAAAAATTTAGTGATTTATATTGTTCTAGAACGTCTTTTTCGAAAATCCTTTTTTTAGTTCGTTTATTGACATTATTATGAAAAATAAAAATAATGTTTTTTAAATCGTCAGGTGTATTAACATTAGATGTTTTTATGTTATTCATAGTCATACTTGCATGATGTGCACATTCTGGACATGGTAATCTAAAACATATACCTTTTATATAGTGTATTAAATCATTTTTAATATGAGGAAATTCTTCGTCTTTTATTTTTTCAGGTAAACAATGGAATAAATTCCATGTTGCATGTGTCCATTCAGTCATAAAATATATAAAGACATTTTTTTATAATAATTTACTAATGGTTAATTTATGCGATAAGGATGAATTCTATAAAATGATGGATGTAACAGATAGTGAGGATGAAAAAGAAACAGACGATAATATATCTAAATGTTTAATATCGAGAGAAGTATTGAACGACAGTAAAGTAAGATTACCTTGTAATCACAGTTTTAATTATGTACCATTATATAAAGAAATATATAATCAGAAAAAGAATGCATCTATAACAGAAATTGTAAAGCTAAGGTATAACCAGATAAAATGTCCATATTGTAGAACAATACATAATTATTTAATACCATATAAAAAATATGAAAATGTTGAAATAGTATATGGAGTGAATAGTCCTCGTAAATATGTTTATTTTGAGAATGTATGTAGTTATACATATAAAAAGGGTTTAAAAAAGGGGCAAGGTTGTGCAATTCGATGTTGTGATAAATATTGTAGTGCTCATTCGAAATGTGTTAATACAGATACAGTAGGTAAAACAAATATTAAAAAGAATATTTCACAAAAGAATGAAATTGTTTCATCAAAAGAATGTAATTATATATTTAAAAGGGGTAAAGTAAAGGGAGAAAAATGCGGAGCGTGTGTTTTAATACCAGATAGTTTATATTGTAAAAAACACAATAAATATAATGTATGAATGTCAATATAAACCAACATAGTATCCTCGTGATGTTTTATAGAATAGGTGTTTATTATCTCTAAATCCTTCATATATTGGTCTACCTGATTTATAGAATATGTTAATTTGTTTTTCTCTCCATTTTCGTTGTTTTAGAATTGATTCAGAAATGGGTATATTAGTATATTTATAAAAGCTTCTACATGATTCTTTTTTAGTATGTTGGTCATCTAAATCCATATTATACATATATATAATATAATATATATGTATTTTTAATTTTGTCATACAAAAACGGTGTTTAATATTCTGTTGGTCTTAATAAAGGTTGTACACTTTGACATATTTTTAATATTTTTTGCATTAATATATGTACATGTACTTCTTAGACCACCAAGATAATTTAAAACAGTAGTTTCTAGTGGTCCTTTGTATTTAATTTTGATGGATCTTCCTTCTGAAGATCTATATTTATCCATTTTACCATAGTGTTTTTTCATAGCAGTTTCACTACTCATTCCATAAAATTCTTTATATTTTTCATTATTAATTACAATTATCTCGCCTGGATTTTCATCATGACCAGCGAATTGACCACCAATCATAATGAAATCTGCTCCACCTCCGAATCCTTTTGATAAGTCTCCTGGACATGTGATACCACCATCACCGATTATGAAACCATTTACACCATGTGCCGCATCAGCACATTCCATAATAGCAGATAATTGTGGCATACCAACACCAGTTTGTGTTCTTGTTAAACAAGCACTACCTGGACCAATACCTACTTTAACTATATCTATCCCACCATTTAATATTAATTCTTCAGTTACTTCTCTGGATACAACATTACCTGCTATTAATATTTTATTAGGATACATCTCTCTAACTTTTTTACAAAATTCAACTAATTTTTCCATATAACCATTTGCTACATCAATACATATGAATTTAACACGAGATCCAAAATTACGATCCATAATTTCTGTTAACTTAATAAAATCATCTTCTGAAATACCTGTTGAAATAGCAAAATAATCTGGGTCCAAGCCTTCCATTTCTTCAAATTGTCTTAAAGTATAAAATTTATGAAATGCTGTTATTATTTTATGCTTACTTAATACTTTATATACATCATATGTTCCAACTGTATCCATATTTGCAGCTATGATAGGTACACCTTTCCAAGTTTGTTTAGAAATAGGAAAATATATTTCTCTCTCCAAATTAACCTCAGATCTAGATGATAGTTTTGATCTTTTAGGTCTAATTAAAACATCGTTAAAGTCGAGTTTAACATCTTCTTCTATTTTCATATACATAATAATTGTGTTAATTATTTAATATCTTTCAAAATACATATAAAAAATTATATATATTATTATATAATGGAGACGAAAGAACAATTAGTTAATACAATAAAAGAATGGGTATCAATTGATAATAGAATGCGTGAATTATCAAAACAGCAAAAAATACTTCGTGAAAATAAAAAGGAAATAACTAAATCCTTAGTAGAAGTGATGAAATCAAATGAAATTGATTGTTTTGATATAAATGATGGACAGTTAATGTATTCGCAGACAAAAACAAAGGCACCTTTGAATAAAAAGAATATATCAACAATATTACTAAGTTATTTTGGAGATAATAAAATTGAGCAGATAGAAGATTTGACAAGACATTTACTAGAAAATAGGGAGGAGAAGATACGTGAAAATGTTCGTAGAAAAATAGATAAAAAAAAGTAAAAAAGTAAAAAAGTAAATAAAGACACTACGATATATATTATAGGTTATGTTAGTCAATTTCCAAAAAATTGGTATTCTAGTATTTTTAATGTTATTTGCACTGATAGGTATAATGGTAATGTTTATGGTGTGTGTAGGTCTTAATAGTTATTTATAGTGTATTTATAGTGTATTAATATATAAAATTGATTTAATTATATTATATATTTTAGGATATATAATATAAAATGGCGCCGGTGATTCTATCAATAGAGGGGAATATTGGTTCTGGAAAATCTACAATCCTTCGATTTTTACACGAAAACAACCATAGTAAGGATATATTATATTTAGCTGAACCAGTTGATAAATGGTCAAATATAAAGGATGAAAATGGTGTAACAATATTGGAGCACTTTTATCAAGACCCAAATAAACATTCTTTTATGTTTCAAATAATGGCTTTTGCCACAAGATTGCAGATATTAAAAGATGCAATAGAACAAAACCCAGAAGTAAAAGTTATAATATGTGAACGTTCTATATTGGCAGATAAGATGGTATTTGCAAGTATGTTACATAATGATGGTTTAATTGATAAAATGGGAATAACAATATATAATACTATGGCGGATAATTATTTAAAAGATTATCCATTAAATGGTGTGATATATATAGATGCTGAAGCTGAAATATGTTGTAATAGAATAAAAAAGAGAAATAGGGATGGTGAAAGTAATATTGAGTTAAGTTATTTAAAAAAGTGTAAAGAATATCATGATAATTGGCTTTTAAAATATAAAAGATATAAATCTGTACCAGAAACGAGTGATGAAGTAATGTTAATGCATATTAAAACAAATGAAGATTCTAATTTTGATAATAATGACATATCAAGAAAGTGGTTAGCAGATATTAAGATATATATAGATAATTTCTTATAGTTATTTATCTGTCCATTTTCATAGAATAATGTTTTTTTTCGATGCTTTCAGATATAATATTATTATAATCAGTAGATGATGTTTGAAATAAATATGGCATAAAGCTATGTGTACATGCGTGTATTGAACCACAACAGAACAAAAATGATAATGTAGATGAAAAATAAAAATGTTCACAGTATGACATTTTATTTTCTCGGGGGTGTTTGAAAAAAATAGCGTCTATATAATCCATTATATTATATATTATATAGTCATAAAAATTAATCAAAAAAAATCCCTTCTTTAATAAGATATTTGTTCCTGTCATCTAAATTATTGTTGCAATTGTGTCTTATTTTATTGTAACACATACCACATTTACTGTTTAAACGTGTTCTTCTGCCATCGTTTCTTTTGTTTTGAAATGCAGTTAATGATACTTCATCGACATAATTACGATGACAAGATTTTTTTCTAGTTAATTCAACAGTTAGTTTATTATAGTGAAAGAAACTAGAACATATATGATCATCGTGATACCATGCTTCTTTTCCTTCAGGTTCAAATGAAGTGATTGTGTTGTACCAGTTAACTAATTTATCAAACCATGTTCCTTTAATATTATATCCATCGGCACCGAATGCAATTTTAAAGTTTTTATTTTTATCTAACATTTCCAAATACCCAGTATATACTCTATCGTTATCATTTTTGATTAAATTGTAATAATTGTCAATAAAATAATCATAATATGTTCTATCGTCGTCGCATACAATAAGATATGTATTATCTAAATTATTTTGTTCGATTTCTTTTAATCTATTTATGCTAGCCATAAATTTAGTAGCTGGTCCATAATCAATATCTGACTCAATAAATTCGAATAACTCATTATCTTTAAATTTTTCGATTAATTTTATATCAAACTTGCTATCAGGAAATCTTTTATATGTAGAACAATATGAAACAAAGACTTTATTAGGCTGTCTTTTTTGTGAAATGAAAGAGTTTAAACATTTTTCAAAATTGTCTTCTCTACCAGGTAAACAGGTTAAACCAACATATAGTTGTAATGGTTGATATTCAGGTTGGGTTACCATTACAATATAATATATATATTTTATAATATTATTTTATTTTAAACGTTATATTATATATAAAATAATGTTCAAAAATATATATGATTAAATATTTATCACAGAAAGGTGAAGATGGATTTGGACACCAAATATTAGGAATGATGTCATTAATTAGTTTAACGTCGAATGATGTGAAATATGTTCCATATTTACATGATGGTAAATTTGAACATATAACTCCAGAAGAAAAAATACAGTTAAAGGATTATATAATAGAGTTTTATAAAAAATTAGGTTTTAAATTTCCATGTGATTATAGTGAATATCCACCTAAAAGAATTCTTTCAAGAAATAGAAATAATTTTAATTATGATAATACAAAAGATTTAGATTGGTCTAATCATACACATGTGTTTGATAATGCTTGGAGTCAAATAGATATAGGTAAAATGGTATATAATTACGGGTTTTATGATAGTATAAATAATAGTAAGTTAGTTGAAAGTAAATTTGATAGTAATTATACAAACATAGTTATTCATTTAAGAGGTGGTGATGGTGCTACACGTTTTTTTGGTACTAAACAAAATATGTCGATATTAAATTTAATCATAAAAAAGATAAAAAGTGAATATCCTAATTATATGTTTAATTTTCATACAAATGATATAATAGATAAAAATTTACTAATTGATATACAAGTAGATAGATATAAAGTATTTGATAAAACGACAAATATATTGTTTACTTTTTCACAAATGGTACATAGTGATATATTAGTAGTAGGGGATAGTTCGTTATCTATTGCGGCTAGTTATGTAAACAAAGGGTTGGTTTTAGTTCCATCAAAGTTAACGTGTGCTGATAAAGGCGATATAAATATTAATCCAATATATGGTAACAATAAATCAATAACTTTTGAAAATTATTTGTCTATATAAGATATGATATATATACTGGAAACAATATTTGTATATTTATTGTGGGTACTAGCATTTTTAGTTGGTTTATTTATAACAGTTCATGTGATAATGCAGATAACATTTTTTTATTGTGTTTTAAAAGTATCGGGAATGTTATATTTCGATAGATGTTTATTAAATTTTATAAGTAAATATGAAGATTATTATGTGGATATAAATATGTTGTCGGGAGAAATAATAAAGAATGTTAAACTTATTTGTGATAATAATTTACATATGAGGACAGGTATACTAGAATACAAAATGCCAAATAATAGTGTAGGAGCAATATTGAAAGGAAAACTGAAAAATTTGTCTTTATCAGAAATGTATGTAGATAATAATAATTGGAATATTGTAAAAGATAAAATTAGATTACCAACAGATATAATAAGATATATATCAGGATATATATGTGATAAAAATTATAAACATGACAAAATAGAAAAATCAGACGATAAAAAGTATTTTAATATTATATGAATGAAATTTATAAAATAGTCGTACTTGGCCTTTTACTATTTGGTATAAATATGTTAGTTTTAAAAGTATTACCATCTGTTAATATTGATATACGTTGTGTAGATACGTATATATTATTTCTGAATTTATTGTATATACTTTATTTGTTTCTTCCAAGTGATAATGATATATTTAGCAATAAATAGTAAATATCTTACATCTTTGCACATTTTTGAAGCAACCAAATTATAACTGTATACTGTTGATAAGTATAAACGTTCAAATATGTAAAATAATATATATCTATATATTGGGTAAAATACCCATTTTTTATCTTTTAATTTTTTAAATATTCAAAGGTTTAAAAAAATCTATTACAGGCTTTGCCAAATTATTAAAATATTATAGCATTTGCTGAGAATTTATGTGAAGGGTTAAAATTCTATGATGTATGCTATAATATTTACAGGTTGTGGACTTGAATTAATTGTTTTTTGTTTTATATTGTCGTTATATGATATTATAAAACAATATAAAGAGATATCTGTTTATATATATGTCTGTAGTGACCTAGTCTAGGATTTCGAGATAAATAGATATTATCATAGCATCTCACCAAAGTAATATCGTTTGATATACTTTATACAACACAATTATAACAATATAATGTGTTTTCTCTATAAAACCCATTATATAAAATATTGAAATACTTAATATGTTTCTTTAAATTGATTTACAATAATATAAAAAATTGATTTAATATTATTGCTTTAATTATATATATATTACATAAAATGGAAAAGCGTATTGAATCAAAAGTACATAAGTATATTAACACTTTTAAGGATGATATTAAAGAAAAAATGAATGAATTAGGGTTGGTTGATGTAACCAATAGTGATAATAATATGTCTAATTTACTTCGTTATATATTTGATTATCAAGGGGTAGATTGGGATAAGGATGATTTTACTAGAAGAAAGAGGGTAAAAAATTGTGTACCTTCTATAGACAGATGCATGGCAAAACGGGCAAATGGTGAACAGTGTACACGTAGAAGAAAGGATAATTTTCAGTATTGTGGTACTCATTCAAAAGGTACACCACATGGCGAATATCAAATAAATTCACAAAAAACAAATGAAGATACGGTAATTGAATTAACTGTTCATGATATTAATGGAATAATGTATTATATAGATAATGATAATAATGTTTATAATCAAGCACATGTATTAAGTAATAAACTTAATCCAGATTGTGTTGGTAAACGGATAGCGTTGTCAGATGGAAGATATAAAATATCGTACAATTAGAATATAAAATATCGTACAATTAGAATATAAAATATCGTACAATTAGAAGTGAAATAAGTGATAGAATAATGGTGGG